TTATAGTAATAATCTAATACTGCTTTCCCTGTTAAATCTCGTGCAACCAGATTTGTTAAACTATTATGCCTGAAATTCATCAATTCATAGAACGTTGATAACCTTGTCTCTCGATCCTTTTCAATTTTGTCTTCACTTCTTTGAATTGTTAATGCATAAACGATCCCAATGAGGGCAACACCACTGAAAAGTGCGTTGATTGCTCCAAAAGTATCGCCGACTTGACCTGCTGTTACAATGCATCCTGTCAAGTGAAGTATTAGCCAGAAGCTACCCAACCACGCAGCAACAATTGAAACTATTACCCACATGATCGGATTTTTCAGTTTCTCTTTCATAGCTGTTGAGGGTTAATTGCTCGCCGTTGAAGTATTTAAAGATAAAGTACTTCAATGGGAATTTTAGATTCAATCTTCAAAATATTCGGCTATAGCAAGATCAATAATACGAACGTCATCAAGGAACGAGTTGGAATTGTCCAGAAGAACTTGTTGAACATCGGGCAAGATTCCAACCGATCAATCGACTTAAAAAAACCGGAGGTCGTGAGTACGGTATTCCAAGCAGCAAATTTGCTTGGACTGTATACGTCGCGTATTCCGTGCGAGGTGATGACCACTGACGCGAAGGGAAATAAAAGGGTTAACAGCAAACACCCTTGGTACTATTCATTGAAATTCCAGCCGAACAGTTACACATCAAACCAGCAATTTATTTCGACGCTGGTCACCCACCTCGTACTGAGAGGGAATGCGTATGCCTACATCAACCCCGATAGAACGCTATCGATCGTCCATCCTGATTTAGTTGTCGCAGGGAAGCTATACAAGGGCGATGTATGGTACTGGATAAAATCTATTGGCGACGATGGGCAAGTTTCCGATCAACTGCTTAAATCAGGCGAATTGATTCACCTAAAATACGCCAGTAGTGATTCGATATTTGGCATGAATCCGATTGAATCATTGCAGGTTCAGCTTAATACAAATTTCAAAGGCAATTCTACGGTTCAGAATTTCTTTTCAAAGAACGCCACAAGCACTAAGTACTTGCAGCAAATTCCGAACTACAACGGGAAGATCGACAACAAATCGATGACCGAGTTGATAAAGCAGTATTCGGAGAAGATAGGAGGGTACGTTCAGGCGTTCAACCTGTTCAGTTTGCCCGAAGGATTCGAAATCAAAGAACTCGGATTGAATACCGAACTCGTAAAATTCTTGGACAGTGGACGAATTACGCGAAATGAGATCGCCAGTATTTACGGAATTCCCGTACAGTTTTTGAACACCGAGAACACGGTGGCGATCAAGTACGAAGAAATTAATTTGATGCTGTTATCGACCATCGAGAATCTGGTGAACATCTTCAAAGCCGAGTTCGAGGCAAAACTCCTGTCAAAAGCTGATAAACTAAATGGCATTTCGATCGAATGGGACTACTGGAAATTAAACCAGACCAACCTTTCGGATAAGGCCAACGCGCTGAAACTGGCAAGTACTGCTGGTGCAATTTCACCAAATGATTATGCCCGTGCACTGAACTTGCCAGTGAGCACCGATCCAAAAATGGATTGGCACTGGATTCAGTCGCAAAATATTCCGATTGAACAATACACCGAACCAACACCACCCGTTACCGTGCCAAATGCAGATGAGCAGAAAGACAACGGAGATAATAACAATCAGATATAAATATTTATCGTCATGAGACTAAAACACATAAAGGAATCACGAAATTTTAAGATCACCGATCCCAAATATGCAATGCGCACGTGGGATGGAGGCAACGAGCCGAACAACGAATCATTACCGGCATCCGGTGAAACAGCAGTCGGATCATCCGGTTTGAACGAAAACGGGAGACAGATCATTGCGTATGCCAGCGTGTTCAACCAAAAAAGTAAACTACTTGCTGATGTAGATGGAACTGGTGAGTTTGTTCTGTTCTACGAGGTGATCTCGCCCAATGCGTTCGACGAAATTCTACGTTTACCTGATCTGGATGTGATTTACTGCATTGATCATAATCCTGAACGTTTGATCAGCCGAACAAAAGCCGGCAACCTTCAACTTAGCACTGATGAGTATGGATTGAAGTTCGTTTCCACCGTGCCGAATACGTCAGAGGCCAATGACCTTTATGAAAACATTAAGGTCGGGAACCTACAGGAAAACAGTTTCTGCTTTTTGGTCTCTCCGGAGAACGAAAGTTGGAGCGATCCAGACGAAAACGGGGTAATGACCAGAACAATATTGAAAGTCGATGACCTTCTGGATGTCTCGACAGTCGTAAATCCAGCCTACAATAACACGTCGATCTCCCTTCGCTGTAAACTGGCGTTGATTGAATCACGAAGAACGGCGTTGGTCAAACAGGTAGAACAGATGAATGACCTTATTGAATCAGAAATATTTCTGCTCAAGAACGGATAACCGAGAGAAAACCCGACAACAGTCGTATTTATAATCATAACCTTATTTTATTTCTAATGAACTAAATGGAATTACAGAACAAGAAAACCGAACTCATCGAATCTATGGAGGCGATGAACGAAGTACTTAAAAAGGAAAACCGTACTGCCTTCACCGCAGACGAAAAAACCAAATTCGAGTCGTTAAAGACTCAGGTAAAAGAGGTCAACGAACGAATTGAAGAACAGAAGTTCATTGACGAAAATAAAAGAAGCGAAGCGAAAGCAAGTTTCATAAATTCCGGAGTCGTAACCCCGACAATTTTAACGGCTAACAGTAATGCCTTTGGCAGTGCTTTTAGATCATTCTTGTCGGGCAAGTCATATTCGGCAGAAGAACGTGCTTATTTGGATTCAGAAATGGAGAAAATCCCGCAGGAATACAAACCTCGTGGTGATGGCCGTCAGTTCTACATCCCGCAAGAGGTTTTGAAGAAAAGAAAGGCCGAAAAACGTGCTGCTCTTACTTCTTCAAACGTCCTTACCAGACTTACTCAAGAAAATGAACTTTCATTCGCAGCCGGGCCGATCCTTTACAATCAGATAGGTGTGAAGGAGTATAACGTGACCGGAACTAAATTGGATTTGCCGTCATTGGCTGACTACAGTGTTACGATCGCCGGTGAAGGTGGATCAGTTAGCCCTGTGACGTTAACCTCGTCACATGTTAGCGCGGTGGCTCAGGTGATTTCAGTTCAAGCCTCATTTACGCGCCAGATGTTGGCCAGCACGAACGAAGACATCATGAATGACGTGCTCGACACGATGAGTTTTGTTGCTGATAAAGCGATTGACACGTTGATGATCAACGCAATTACCGCGAGTACATCAGCAACGTTGACCGGTGTAACGACCTACAGTCAGATTTTGCAATTGGAAGCATCGATGAACACCGTACCAAATACCTTTATCTCGACTTTTAAAGGACGTAACTTCTGGAAGAAGACCCTTGAAAACCCTGCTGGTACTGATGCAACGTTCGTCTGGCAAAAAGATAACAGCGTTGCGGGCTACAGAGCGTATGCTTCACCGTACATCAGTTCTAAATCTTTCGTCACATTGTTAGACGCAAGTGCTGTGGCGGTTGTCAAGTTTTCAGGATTGCTTTTGATAGAAGACGTTTACACGTTAGCTGCGCAAAACCAAATTTTGTACAACCTCATCCAACTCGTAGACGTAAAGGTTGCTAACCCGGCCTTTGTAACGTGGAGCAACGGCGGTGGTGAGATTGGATAATGAATAGATAGCAAATTGCCATTTGTTTTGTGTTGACCGGCAACTTCTTTTAAGGGGTTGCCGGTTTTTTTATGCTTGCTTTTTTCGACTATAAGTGATCCAAAATAAGTCTTGTACTGTAATGGTCAGGACAACGAAGGCGAAAATAATCGTGTTCAAAGCCCAATCCCCGATCAGGAAAAAGACAAAGAAATTGCAGAATCCATACCCAATTCCAATCCAAATGATTATCGACTTTGTTATTGGTCGTTTTTTAAGTTGAGTTCGACCGCTATATAGAAGATAAATTCCGTAGAGAGACAATAAAACTGCTGTGCCAATCATCACAATAAGTTGATCTCCAAATTCTTGAACGAAAGGGACTATTAACATTATCAGAGCAGCGCAAAATACCAATATCGAAACGCAGATTTTCAGGATGCCAAAAAAAGAATTCATAACGAGTTAGTATTTAAAGTATATGTTGATCACAAAGCTATCAAAAAACTATTCTCAGGTTTCATTCAATGAGATCAAGGACTACCTCCAAATCGACCAAACCGATACCAGTCAGGACTCTTTGATCTGGTCGCTGTTGTATGCCTCAGTCAGAATATGCGAACAGTTCATCGACGACGACATTGTGCCGACGACCAATTTGTTAGAGGTTGATGAGTACCTGTACAATCTCGTGTTCTATCCATACTATAAAATCTTTCAGCAGAACATAACGGTCAACGGTATCACCGGGCTTACTGGATTATCGGGACAGACCAAACAGGTATTGATCTCACCGCGAGATTACCAAATGCAGTACTACAAGAACTACACGTCCATCCGTTTTAGTGCCTCGGTGACCTGTAACAAGTTCCTGTGCAATTTCAACAGTGGGTATTCATCGATTCCATATGACATATTGCTTGCGATCAAGATGAAGGTTGCGGAATTGTACGATCAGGATAGGGGTAACTATACGCTGGCCAATGTCCAACGATCAAATGCTTGGGAAAGACTGCTCACTCCGCACCGAAGAATATTATTTGACATCTATCCAAATCAGGTAAACGACTAATGGCTATCAACACCGCGAAAATGCATGAACGTCTTGAGTTGCAGCAATTAACGATAACCGGCACGACTTACGACTACAATAACTCAGAATGGAAGACCATTCAGGTGATTTATGCTTCGATCATCAAGAACCGAGGGGCGTTGATCGATACCAACTACGGAGAATTCTATAAGGATATGATCTGGATGTACTGCCGATACACAGGACTTCCAAAGAAAGGTATGAGAATACTGTACTATGGACTGAACTATACGATCACGTCGATCGAAGTATCGCCCACTATTCCAAAAAACCTAACGATCGGCATGAAACTGGATTCATAAAATGGCCGATACAAAAGACATATCGCTCAACCTACAGGGAGTTGACGAGGTAATAACTGCCCTTGATCAGCTTGGCAAAGACCTCGAACTGAAAATCATACAGGATGTGATCATGAAATCGGCGTTGATCGCCAAGAAAGACTTGGAACAATCCGCCCCTGACGGAAACGACAATAAGCCGAATGCGGATAAGCTGAGAAATAGCGTCCGAGCGGTGAAAAATGACAAGGCTGGTGCGTCCGTCGGCTTTTCACCAAGAGCAGCGTACATCGCAAGGTTCAACGAATTTGGGACGAAGGTGCGAGAGGTTGGGAAGAAAAAAGACGGTAAATACAAATCAGGTAATAGGGGATCGATGCCACGTCATCCGTTCATATTGGACTCACACAACCGTTCCATCCCGAAGATCATCGATTTTCTGAACGACAATTTTTTAAAGCTGATCAATAACTCGCTGAAAAAGAACATGAGAAAGCGGTTGAAGAGCGGATAAGTATTTAAGATCATGAACCAACCACTGTTAACCGCTATTGAGAACGCACTGTATTCAGCCGTTTCCGGAAATACAAAGACCTTGTATTATGATGCACTTCCCAATCAGGATTTGCTCACACAGTATTCGGTGGTCTATTCAGTGCGAAACCAGAACAACCAACCGACGTTCGACCGAAAGGATGCGGTAAAAAATTATTCGTTGACAGTGCAGATTAATAACCCGAATAAAGCACCGATTGTGAGTAGTTCAGTATTTATCAACAGCAACGTGTTGAGCCTGTATAAGGCGAATAGTTTCATCAGCATCGTGACGACAGAAAACGAAGAACTTTTCTACGATCCGGAGTTGAAAATATTCACCGGGTATCTGAGGTTCAACATGCAGACGAGTTAATAACAGTATAAAAAACTATAACCAAAAATGGGTTTAATACAATTTTTCGAAGACAACACCGGAGCACTTGCCATCGGTCATCAGGCTATCGCCAAACTCACGGACATCACACTTGACTTTACCACGGCGACGGACGAAACCACTTCGTTCACCAACCAGTACCAAGCGGAATTTCAACCCACCAAACGAAGCTGGTCAATGGACTGTACGGCCTTCTGTACAAGCGTGACGACCGGTACATCATTTTATTCAGGAGGTACTTCTGCCGGTTCGATCACCGGTGTTACCAACGGCTTGCTTTTGATGGAGACCTTCAAGGCCGGTCAACCGGTTAACATCGTGTTGAAGTTGGAGAACTCGAATGTGCAACGTGCTTACAACTGTGTGATGACCAGTTGCTCTGTCAAAGCCCAAACGGCGAAGGCAATGACGTTCTCCCTTAAAATTCAGGGCACTGGAAGTTTGGTTAAATCTACCAGCTAATGAAGAATTTCACCTACAACGATAAGGAGTACAATCTGCACACGGACATCATTGCTATCAACGAATTCTGTAAGGCCAAAGGCATCAAGTTGTCTGAATTGAAGGACGAGATGTTTGTTGATGATCTTGATTCGATGATCGTGCTTTTCAAACAATCGATCAGACGCTGGTTGAGATACAACGGCCGAGAAGACGAATTAAGCAACGTTGACTTTGAAAACATGTTTGCCGAACAATATGGGAAGATTGTCAAATACCTGTTCGACGGTGAGTTCATGCCAAAAGCAAACGGTGTGGGAGAGAAAGAAGACATTCCGGCAAAAAAAAAGAAATAGAATACACTTACGATTACCTGTTGAGCAGGTTTATAGTGCAGTTCAATTATCCCGTTGAACAATTCAATTTCCTGACGCTCAAACAAATCGTTGAAGCACTAAATTTCAAATTCGAATACGATCAATCGATATTCGGGTTCTGGCAGAAGGAACTTCGAACCAATAATTTCTTCACGCTGAAAGCATCGTTTGGTGATACGTCCAAATTCACTAAGCCCGAAGACCTTTACCTGTTTGCCGATGAACGTCAGCAGGCAAAAGAAGATTTGATTGAAGTTCAAGATCAATTGGGTTATTGGCTAAGCAGTTTAACAAATGAATTAGCACAGGAATAGTATTTATTGATGACCTCTTAACTGTCATCATCATGTCATCAGTAGTTTCAAGTTTACTTCTCGATATACAAGGTAACGTAGCCTCGCTCAAGCAATCGCTGGACGAAGGAAAATCACAATTAGGCGAATTCAAAGAAAATGCGCTCAAGATCGGAGAGGCGATGGGAATTGCCTTTGGGGCCGAAAAGTTAATCGAACTTGGGAAACAGTTCGGAGAATTTGCACTTCGCGTAGGCGAGACTAAGGAGCAGGTTGAAGCATTAAATATTAATGGATCGGTTGAAAAGGCGACGGCCTCGGTATTGGCACTATCACAGACGTTCGGGGTTGACCTGAAAGAATCGCTCTCTGCGATCAATGTAAACAGCCAAGCATTCGGGGAGACGTTCGACAGTTCTTCGAAGAAAGTTGAACAGGGTCTTGCGCTGACGACCGGTCACGCACAAGAATTTTTGGCCATTGTTCAAGGCTATTCAAGATCATTTGCAGCAGCCGGAGTAAGTGCAGATCAATTCGCTGCCATCGCGACACAGGCAGTTCAAAAAGGATTTGGTGACGAAGCGTTTGCCGGATTGCAGAAAGGCATCAAACAGATTGAATTGATGTCGCCAACCGCACAGAAGGCCTTAGAAGCTGTTGGTCTTAATACCCAACAAATCGCTCAACAAATAGCAGCAGGTACGCTTACACCGTTACAGGTCATCCAGCAGATGGGAGAGAAGTTGAAAGAACTCCCAAGTACATCACAACAAGCAGCCGAGGCGATGAACCTATTCGGTAAATCATCGACCCAATTAGCTGGCTTCGTTCAATTCCTGTCTGACGCAAAAACCAATATGAATGATTTAGTTGATTCGGCAACGGAAGGCCAACAGGCGATGCTCCATCTCAATGAATCAACCGAACAACTGGACGAAATCTGGACGCAGCTATTCGGCGGTAGTGCCACATACTGGACGGAGTTGAAAGCCAACCTTATTGACGGACTTGTAACAGGGTTAAAGGCAATCGCAAACGGAGTGGTGGAGTCCTATAACTACTTCGTGGACTTGTACAATCAGTCCTTTGCCTTTAGAATAATCATACAGGCTCTAATTGCCGATTTCAAAATCCTGTGGGACTCGATCAAATTGATCGGAAACATAGGAGCGGATGTGTTCGAATTTTTGGGACGTGAGATAAAGGACGTGTTCACGGGCAATTTTAAAGATATACCTAAAGCATTGGCGACAGAATTCCAGAACATTGCCAAAGATTCTGCACAGTGGGGCAAGAACATTTACGATGAATTCGCGACAGCATTCAAGGCTGCTGCGGATGCTAGACCACTTTCCCATTTGACCGGCATAGGTGATTTGAGTGGCGAGGGTGAACAAAAATCCGTCAATGGAATAACCGGTGATGGGTATGTTGATCAACCGGATAAAGCTGGCGGAAAATCAAAATCGAAAGGCGATAACAACAGTCTGTTGATCAACATCCAGAAAAACGACCCATCGAAATATCTGGACAAGATCAAGACCAGCATCGACGGCGTAGTGAAAACGGCTCAGTATATGCCGGACATCTTTGATAAGATCGGTGACTCTTTCTCGACCAATATCGAAAAGACTGCCTACCCGGCAATGGAAAAACTCGGTGAGTCAATCGGCAATGCTGCTCAAACCGGTTCAGCGAGTTTACAACAACTTACCAACCAAACACTACAAACAGCAGGATCGATCATCAAAGCGAATTTGGCAAAGGCCATCAGCGAGGTGATTGCCAGTGCAGGCGACCTGCCCTTTCCTTTTGATTTGGCAGCGATCTCAGCCTCAGTTGCGTTGGTAAATAGCATTCCGATACCGCAGTTCGCTACCGGCTCGCAGAATTTTGAAGGCGGTTGGGCAAAGATCAATGAAGGCGGTATCGGCAACGGAGAAGCAGTTTTCTTACCAAGCGGATCAGCCGTACTACCGGCGAGAGAAACGCAGGGGTTTTTAGGAAATAATGCAGCCCCAAAGATTCATGTTAACGTGACCGGAAGAATTTCTGGTCGTGACATTCTCCTTTCACAAAATGAAACTAATCGAATTATAAACAACTCTCGCTAATGGCATTCGCTACGTACACCACGAAATATTTTTGCAATATCTATGACTGGTCTGGTAGTCATTTTCTGGTTAACCTTAATCTATCTGGCGGTACATCAGGCGCAACGGAAATCGTTCACTATGATTTTCAGCCGTTGACGTTAGAATGGCAGGGTGGAAGATCTCAATCCGATTTAGCGGTCTTCGGTTCAAATGCGATTTTCAAATTCTATCAACCATCCGGCACGACCTATGATTTTTTTCTAAGTAGTCCGTACAAAACTTGGCAACTTGAAGTCAGTGGCAACACCGGTCTATATTGGATTGGATGGGTTCGCCCGGACAACAGTCAGAAGAGTAGGTTCATCATGCCACAGGCGTACATCAGTCTTGGGGCGAACGATGGACT